GAGCGCGATCTCAGCTTCAATTTTGGCTTTCTCGACCTGTAGCTTTTCGCGCTCAATCTCGGCCAGCGGATTTTCCTGACCCTGCGCGGCCTGCATCTTCTGCTGGATTTTCTGTTGAAGTTCCGGCGGCAGGTTGTCTGGATCCAGGAAAAATTCATCGGCAGATTTTATGCCGCCGGCCTCAAGCATCTTTGCCAGGGTGGCGCGATACTGGCCCATCGTGCAGAGCGGGTTATCAAGGCCCATCTGCGTCAGAACTTGCTCCTGCTTGGCGGCAATCATTGCGTAGGACGCCTGGCGCTTCTGCGCATCGCCCCGCCCAAGCCCGACGTTGACCGACACGTCAAACTCGGTGTCGAACATCTGCGGGTTCATTGGCACAAACTGGTTACGCAGTCGGATAATCCGCTCGCCCTGCTGATGCTCCTGCACCAGCTTGAGGATGCACTTCATCAGCCGCTTGACGCCCGTCTCGGCAAACACGCGCGCGATCATCTCGACCTTCGCCTGGGCGGCGCTCACCGTCGCGTTCACCGCCGCTGCGGTGCTGGACTGCAACGCGTCAGCGTCGAGGCCCATCGATGCCTTGCTCATGCCGGTACGCATCTCGCGCACGTTGTCCATGTACGAGAGCAGCGGGAACGCGGCGTCTGCCACACTGGGCGGCGTGATCGGCTGCACCATGCCCGGCGCGCGCATACGCACGATGCCGCCGGGACGGTTCGCGATCAGGTCGTCCATGTTGACCTGACCCTCAACCGCGCCCACGCGCGCGTTGTTCATCAGATAGATGTTGTCGAGTAGCTGGCGCAAAATCGCGGTCTTGCTCGACTGAAGATCAGTCAGCAGTTCCGCGACACCGCGTCCGACCATGCGGTGCGGCATGAGGATCGGGCTGATAATCGAAAACGGGAACATGTAGAAATTCTCGTTCTCAACGATCTCATAGCCGGGGCCGATTGCGACCACGCGGCGGATCTGGCTCTTGCCGTCGCCATTGTAGTCGGTGCGAATGTACGCCTCGGTGACCAGCACATCCTGCTCGCTGATGTCGCTGGTGGTGTTCTGCGCCTGGCTTTCCAAATCTTCAAAGCGCGCCTGCTTTTCGTTCAGCGTGTCGATCTCGGTGTAGCCGGCGTTGGCTTCCACGACCTCGCGGTCGTAGCCCATCTCCAGCAACTCGGTGACCGTCATCTGCGTGCGGTGAGCGACGAAGCGGCAGTCGTCCAGGCTCTTCGCGCGCTGGCTGAACAAGAACTCTTCGGGCGGCACGTTCTCAATTTTCACGCGACCGTCGCGCTTGGTCTTTTGGATCGTCACGTCGTAGGCCATCGGCGGCGGCATGATGCTGCCGTCGGGCGCCTCGATCGGCGTACCAACCTCGCGCGCTTCCTGCGCGGTGACTTCGATCTCGTCGTCCATTAGCAGGGCGGTAAGTTCGTCGTCGGTCAGGTCGGTGTAGTTTTCCTCGACCGTCTCTTCAGTCTCATGCCAAAAATGCTTGACGACGCCGGCCTTGAACAGCAGCGCATCCTTGAACCAATCGTGCATGATCTGAAAGCCGTCGTTGTCGGCGTTCAAGATGAAATTCACGTACTCTGTCGCCTGCGCGGCGGCCTGCACGTCTTCCGGCCCACGCGGCTCAAAGCGCACAAAATCGTCTGTCTCGGCGAAGACCTTGATCAGTTGCGGCATGATCATCTCGACCATGTCGCTGACCTCGGTCTGCACCACCTGGCTGCGGCCATCGACCTCGTTGCCGAGCGGCTCGCCCAGGTAGTAGCTCATCGCCTTGATACGGTCGGCGGCGAACTCGCTGTCATGGTAATTTACAGCTTGCTCGATCTCGCCGCGGATCAGCGACTGAAACTCGATTTTGTCCATTAGATTACGCCCCCGGACATCCCGCTTCTAAAATTCTTCTGCAACGCCTCCTCCATCGCCATGCGCTTTCGATCTTCCATCTTTCTCAGCAAAAACTGTCGGTTCCAACCGGCTGGTTCTCCGAGTAACCCCGTTGGCGAGTTGCTGGCTGAGTCACCATCCCGCGACAGTAAGCCCATTGCCGGAACGCCGGGGGTGGCTTTGAATGTTTCCCCGTTCCGCTCCAGCAGCTTCATGCGGTCGAGAACGTCTTGATCCCATGTGACGTAGTTGCGGGTTCGGTTGGCTTCTTCATGTCGCGCACGTTCAGCCTGTAAAGACGCCAGCTTCCGCCTCATTACATCTGGTTGTCCGCCGCCGCTCGCAATATCTTTTTTCAGGGAATTGATCCGAGTATCCAACGATTGTGTCGTTAGACTTGACGCGCCCGGTTTCCGACTCATCCCGTCATAGTATTTCAGGCCGGGGATGCCTGCTTTCCTCGCCCGTCATCTTCATAAACTGATCTTCGGTTATCAGCTTTCCGCTAGGGCCAAACCTTTCCGCTCGCCCTGCGTTAATCGTTTCAAGAAGTTTTGGCAAAGCCGCCCGCACACTTTCCGGCTGCTCACTCAGCGGCTTATCCCAGTCCAGGTAACGGGCTATGTCTTCGTCGGGGAGGTCGTGCTTGTAGAGGTAGCCGTCACGCTGATAGTTCACATTTGAAGCGTTCGCAGCGCGGACAAGTAAGTTATTGTCCCGTTCTGTTTCTTCTATCAAATTGAGCAACCGTTCTTTTGTCACGGGGCCGGTGGCGGCTTCATAGTCAGACTTCAACCCTTCAAGGTTTTTGTTCAGTCTGGTTGATAGCGCATCTTCAAAAGGCGTGCCGTTCACCATAAAGTCATCATAGGCGTCAGTTAAAACGCGCCTATTATCCCCAATCAAGCCTTTTGCGTTATCAGGTAAATTCCCTTCAACGTGGGACACAACTAAATTACGGGTATTCACTGGAAGTTGCCCCGCGCCCCTTACGCCGGGAACACGTTTTTCACCATCAGAGAACTTAAACACTTTATCAGATAAGGAATTGTAATAATCTACGGCGACATCCTTATTCCCCGCGTCATACCGCCCCCAACCGTAAGCCTGTGCACCCTCGCCCTTGCCTATATGCAAAAGGCTCTCCGCAGCGCCCTCCGGCCCGTACTTGTGCGGCCCGCCCTGAAATACATTCGCACCGAGAACTGCACCTTTAGGCGCCATTCGACCTGCTAGAAGCGCGCCTGGTGCGAAGTCCATCGCATCCATAAACAGATTACCGGCATCAAGCCGGCGCTCACCTTTTAACGTCTGCCCCATACGCACGGCAGCGTTGCCGACGTCGCTCCAGCCCATCGTCACTAGTCTCATCGATGTCCAGCATGTTGCGCTGGCGAAATGGCAAGATTGTCCCGTAATCATAATCGGGATCGTCTAGCGGGTTGGGACTGAGAAGACCGTTTGCCATCAGGATTTTTTCTTGACGACCTTCTTGCCCGACTTCTTCGCCGCGGCCTTGGCCTTCGCCATTCCCGCCTTCGTGTAGGCGTACTTTTTGTTTCCAACTTTGGGCATCAGAAAAACATCTTTCTGTTGTTGGGATTGAAAATTTTATTACCAGTCACTGTTGTCACCAAAACCACCGTCATCGCTGTCAGAATAATCCCCAGAACTGTAATCACCGTAGCCGCCGGCATAGTCGCCCTCGTCAACGCCGTAGCCATCGTAACCGTCCGGCAGGTCGCTTATTGCGTCATCCCACCCTGCCGTGCCTGGCGCATAGTCAATGGATAATCCAACGGCATTGTTGAGGGCGCTACGGGCTTCCGCGCGCGCGGGACCGGCTACACCCGGATCGGTGTAATCCATCGCGCCCGCGTAACCACCGCGCCCGCCTCGGCCATAGCCACCAATGCCGTCGGAGTACCCAAGCCCTAAAGATTCCGCGATCGTATCAAACACACTGCGGTTTTGAGCCACATTCGCGAGGGCTTGGTTGAAGGCTTGGGCTTGATAGGCATTGTAATTATTGATTGCGCCGAGCGCAGTGCTGATAGGGGCGGGCGCGAAAGTAGACGCAATGCTCAACGCCAATGAGCGCCCTGGGTTGAGACCGGAAAACGCGTTGTTTTTGCCTGCCTCATTCGCCAAATCCAGTTCAGCCTCAATGTCTTCCATTTCTGGCGCGTTTGTGTCGAAACTGCCTCTTACCGGCGCTACAGGCGCCACCGGCTCAACGCCAAACGGTCCCGGCTCAATGGGCGTGTAAGGTTGCGGCGTCGGCGCGCTGTAACTCGGTATACTGATCGGCAGCAGGCCCGTGTCCGTGTAATTAAACGGACTTGTCAGCAGCGGCTGCGGCAGAGGCTGCACGCTCACAGGCTCGCCCATGTTGAGCAGGTTGTTGTAGTAGGCCACTAGACTACGTAACTCGTATCGACATCGATGTTGCCACTCCACGCGTACTTGTTGCCGTGGACGCCAACGATCGCGTTGGAGGCAAAGGTCAGGCAGAACGCATCCGCGATGTCAGGCGAGGTGATCCCTCTTTTCTTCATCTCGTCCTTGCCTTCAATTTTAATTTTTCCCGTTGACGTAAAATTAAAACGGGGCGCCGCAAGTTCATGCACAAGCGTGCTGTCGTCGGGCAACTTGCAACTCTTTTCCTCGAACCAATCGCGCGCGCGGCCCCACAGTTCATCTCTGAGGCGCATATATTTCTGGTTCATGCTCGCGGACTCGGCGACGTTAATTCCACGGGCCGGCAAATCCAGTTCCTGCAATCGATCGACCACGCCGGCGCCGATGCCGATCACATCAACGCAGATCTCCTGCGGACGCTCCATGATGGGCGTGGACTCGTACTCGTTCATTATTATGCCAGCCAATTCCATCGTGGACTTGTCGCGCCAGGTCTTGATTTCCTCGACCAGCGTGCCGCCCTTGCGCTTGGCGAGCGCGCTCCTGTCTCGTCCGTACCTGGCGACATCCAGCCCCCAGATGACGCCGGCGGTCGGACTTTCAGTTATGTCGCGGCGGGTGGCTGCCTCGATCAGGTGAAGCGGGATAAAAGTGTCGTCATCCGCCTGCGGAAACTCGCCCAGCACGCGGATGCGGAACGCATTACTCTCGTCTCCGTAACGCTTCGCCATATCTTCGATAAAGTCTTTTGAGACCAGCGGGCTATCCGCGCAGCTAACTTTCTTAGTCCACCAATCATTTTTTAAGTCCGTGTGCGTTCTGTAAAAAAAGCCGCTGGTCCTTGTCGGGTTGCCCAGTAGCAGGGTCGTCGCGGCGTGGCCGCTCATGCTGCCGGCGGCGCTCTCGTAGACTTCTTCGGGTATGCCGCTCGCCTCGTCGGCGATCAGAAGCACGTTCTCGCTGTGGACGCCCGCGAGGCTCTCCGGGCGCTCTTTTGAGCTTGTCCTGGCACTGCAAAATGCCTCTGTTGGGCTGCTTTTCAGCACAATGCGGTCGCTGGTGGCCTCCAGCAGCTTGCTGATGGCCGGCGGCATCTCTTTCAGGCGGCGCTTCACTTCCGCAAACAGGGCATCGTATAGCTGGCTGGCGGTTGGCGCAGTGACCACGACTTTCGCCGGGTATCTCGTGAGCAGATACCAGAGGATTATGCTGGCCGCGCAGCTTGACTTGCCGACACCGTGGCCGGATCTGACGCTTATTCTGCGCTCTCCGGCGGCGATGGCGTCCATGACCTCGCGCTGCCACGGTAGGGGCTGCATTTTGATCACATGCTCGCTGAAGCCGCTGGGGTCGTCGCGATAGCGCGTGAGGAAGGCGGACCAGGCTGATTTTTTTTCGGTCATTTTTTTTCGGGCAGCCTGTGTGTGGTCAGATTATTCGGGCGGGGGTGATACAAATAAAACCCGCACCGGTCGCCGCTTCGAAGGGGGGGTCTCGATCGATCGGCGGCGGCCAGCGGCGGGAGAGAGCGCCGGGCCAGCCGCCTCCGCCGGCGCGCTTGGGTTACCCCTCACGCAGGCGGAAACGGATATATAATCAGTAGGTCAGCCCAATGATATCAATGGGTTACGTGGTCGTCGTCGCGATCCGCTGCCATTATTGGTGCGATCGGTGGTGAAGTCGGGACTGTTGCCAACTCGGCGACGGCGTCGAGATGCTCGCGCGCGTCATCAACCTGCACCTGGCGCTTCTCGACCAGCAGCCCGCCCAGCTTGGCGAGGCCGAGCAGCGCCTGGGTCGCGGCTGATTGCTGGCCCGCCGCCGCGGCGGACTCTGCCGCGCGCCGCAATCCAGCCGTGATTTCCTCGATAGTTATGGCGTTCTGGTTCGCGTATTCCGCTTTAAGCTGATCCACCATTACCGCCACCTTACCGTGCTTCAATAGTTCGCACGCCTTAACGTGAACGGTCTCGTCGCTCATTTTGTCGGCATTGTACGCCGCTCGATATGCTGCCGACGCATTGCCCTCGCACGGCCCCACATACTGCCGGGCAAACTTCTCTTGCTTGATTGTCAGTTTCGGTCGATCGGCCATGCTTTACCCATAAAAAAAGCGGCTCCGATAGAGCCGCCCATTGTTGTAAAAATATCACACATTCGAGCGTTTCGTCATTAAAATATGACGTTACGTCATTCGTATGTTGATATCTGTACGCTCTGCGCGTATATAATGTATCAAGGCAGCGAAATGCTGCCGATAACTGAGGAGAAAGTGAAATGAACGATAAACTGAAAAAACTTCGAAATCTGGTATCAACCGCACGGGAAACAGACCCTGCAATCGGGACGTGCGTAGAGCAAGGCAATTTCCAAGTTGTGCGCGTCACATACCCCAACGGCTCTGCTGCGAAAGTACAGTACATCACGGCCCCGTCGTCGCTTGACGACACAATTGAATACCTCGAATGGATCACTCAATAGTCGGCCCCAGCACAAAACACGAGACACCAATTTCGAGATCATAAACAGGACAGATTGGGTTAATTCGTAGGCGTATTTTTCAATTAAACCAATGGGTTAGCTACCTTCTGATCAAAACTGGTGGGTTGACCTGCGGAAGCCACGATCATCATCGCCGTGCAACGCCGTGCAACCCGGCGCAACGACATGACCGACCGGGCAGCTGACTAACCACAACCAAGGCACGAACATGACCCCAGAAAACTT